TCAATAATGAACAGGAACCGCTTTCCCTGCTCATTGAAATCACTCCAAAGTTAGCGAAAAGACGTTATCGACAATCAATTTACGAAGCCTGGGATCACTGCTGTGGTTACTGTGGTGACAAGGCAACAAGTTTAGATCACATCGTACCAAGGTTTAAATCTGGTTCAAGCAACAGAAACAATTTAGTCCCTGCTTGTCGCCGGTGTAACCAGAATAAAGCATCCCATGACATGGAGGAATGGTATCGGCAGCAAGATTATTTCTGCGAAGAACGCCTGGAAAAACTCATAGCCTGGGCAGAAACGCCTCTTATTTGCCCTTCAGAAATTTATTATCAACCTGGTTACATTCCTGCAGCAGGTTAGTTAGTCTGTTTGCAGCAGTTTAAAAACGATGAGTGACCAACAATGGAGAGACGAAAATGACAAGAAGGTTGACTATATTATCGATGCAGTAACAGGGGGTGATATTCACGCATCTGATTATCTTCATGACATTGCCACTGCCGCCCGGATTGCCGATGATATTCTGGACGAATATGAGAACGTAAGTTCCGCTCAGGCCATGAGTGTGATTGAAATTCTTTTTGTGCGTGTGCCTACCAACCTCTTTTTCTTAAGGCATCGAAAAGAATTAGAAACATACCATTTTGCTATGTGGCAAGCATGGGAAGCCAGCAATGCTTTAAAAGAAGGAGACGAAACAGATCAAATTTACTACCATGTGTTGCGGGATTATTGCAACGAACTTTTGCTTTTCGTAGCACTGAAGTGCCTGGGATATAATCGAGTGAAGGAAATGAACATGCTCATACGTGGGCTTTTTAGTAAAAAACTGGGAGAATAATCGCTATGTACGGAGGAGGAGGAGGAGGCGGTAGTAGTAAGCCTGATCCAGTTGAAGTACGCAGAGCCGAGCTTGAAAAAGCCTGGAACGAGTACCAAAAAACGATAAAGATTCAGGAACCGTCAGTCGATAATATTGGTTCTGTCGGCGTGTTTTACAACCCAGCGAATAAACAATGGAACGTAACGCGAGAAAAAACAGATTTCAAGACAGATTTTGAAATAGAAGATAAAATAAACACAAACTTTAAAACGGTAAGAAGGGAAACGGTATCAAGGCAACGTGTAGGGAGAGGAGGAAATCAAACAGTTTATACCGTTACTGTTCGATTTGATGTTGAGGATGGAGATGGAAACGTAGTACATACAGGAAGGTCAGAAGCGTATAGGGGTACGGAAGAATATGTAGGCTATGGCAGAGGTTCCAGATCTACTGGAAAGATCATAGTCGATCAGTATGCTAACGATGATGTCCAGATGGATCTTGAGCAACAAGAAAGAACCGCCAATGATATTAAAAACAGAGAAAAACAAATAGCAAAAGTAGAAAACCAGTATATAGATAAACGTAACAAGATTTCAAAAGAATACAACGAAAAAGGAACAACATTAAACAATATAAACACAGCAAAGAACGCTGTTTACGACCAAATTGTTGATAATATTGCAAGGAATACTAAGGGTTCTGACTACATAAATCGGCGAGCTAGCGTTGACAATTTAAAAAACACATTAACAAATGCTGGAATTAGCGACAGTAACGCTAACAGTATTATTTCTACGTTAAAAGACGAATATAAATCTTTTTATCGTACCGAAAAATTACAGAAATGGGATTTAAAATTAGGCGCAAAACCTCCTTACGGAAGCTTTGATGCTTCTTATTATGCAGGAATATCGCCCACAGCAAACACAACTTGGACTAATGCAGTAAACAACGATGATATTGATATCACTGAAAGATATACAGATAAAAATGGTTTTTTGTTGTACCACTACACAGCTGCTGGTAAACCTGCTGGTCTACGAGGAAATAAGGCTGAGATCACAGAGCAGACAAATGCATATTTAGAAAAAACTCCTACAGATAGTGAGTTACAAGCCGTAAGAGATTTACAGCTTGGCATAGCAGACAATCAAGCAGAGCGTCTCTTAGCCGTTCCAGAGATTGCTGAACAATGGGACTTAGCGCGTCAGGGAGATCCTTATTGGAAAAATCTCGCTAAAGAAAACTTTTTAGACATTGAAGAGCCTGATCAGTTTGCGGCTTTATTTCGTTTATCTGACCGAGAAGAAGATAAGCAAATTAAATTTAACTTGAATTTAAATGCCGGCTACGGTATTACAGATCTTGAGGACGCTATTAATCAGGCTGTAGGAGAAAAAGCCCTGGTAGATGTCACTAGGTTTGGGGCATTAACCCAAAATGTTTTGAAAGACACGATCGAAGAAATGAAAAAGGCTAAAGCCCAAGAACAAGAACTAGAACTGTTCCGAGGCTTCGGTGGCTTTGAAGAAATTATGAACATAAACGAAGAGCTTACTAACTCAATTATGGGCGATAGTGGTGTTGGTGGTGTGCTTGCTTTTACCAGTGGGGACAAAGCGGAAAAAAGCCTGGAAACAGCAATAGGTAATCTTACTGGTGTTGGTAATAATACTACGTATAACTGGCAAAATTGGTTTGATAATGAACTTCAAAAACAATATGAAGGTAATTTAGAACTAGGGTACACCAAGGACGAGGCTGAAAAAGAAATTGCGGTTGAAGCAGAATTTGCCAAGAGTTTTATTAACGATTATTTAGTGCCCCGTTTTGATACTTCTCGTTCAATGGATGAATTTGTCGAGTATTTAGATGTAAGACAAGAAGAACAGAATCCATTCCAAACTCAGGATATAGTTAATGCAGTTCAGCAAGTAGCACGATTACGTTCCGAAGCATACTTAGACCAGTTAAAAGGCATAGCCGACCGTGGTTTTAATGCTGATTTTTACTTTGACCCTACAGGAGACGATGCAAGAGTTTCTGACTATGCAAAACAGAAAGAAGAGGTATCCAGTGATTGGAATAAGGCTCGATTTGGCACACCAGAAGAGAAGGCTTATTGGGCCAGTCAAGCCTATCGTTTTGGTCTAGACATTAACGATAAGGAAAGTTTTGCCAAAATTCACTTCCAAATCAAGGGCCAAGGCAAGGGTTATGACGGTGCTGATGATATTTTGAATGCTTCAAAAGTTAGGAATAAAATCTTTAATGACATTATGCCTGTATTGGAAGATGAAGCATTAGAGCAGGGAACTGTTTTTGGTCAGTTTGTTAAACCTGAAGAATTTGCAGAAGAACTTCTGCAGGGTATTAATCCTGAAGATGAAGAGTATCAAGAAATTCTTGACGAACTTGGTATAGATGAATTCACAGGAACAGTAGACGAATTAAAAGAATATATTGTGGAAGCGCTACGGGGAGGCAGTGCGCAATTAATCAGAGAAAATATTAAATACCTTAACGAAAAACGTGAAAAACCTACTCAAGAAAAGCTTGGTATTACTTACATTGAACGAGAGGAAGACTACGCTCCTGAGAAAGTCAAAGCAGAAACACAGCTTTATAAAGTATTTACCAACGCAGGATTTCAAGGAACAGAAGACGAGTTCTATGAAGAGTTCTTCCCTGACACTGACCGTTCTGAGCAAATCTTACTGAGTAAAGGAGGAACAAACGAAGGCTTAGAAATGATTGACCTTGATTTCAGTGATCCTTTCGCGGCGTTTGGTACAGTTCAAGGTTTCTTTGACGATGACGAAAAAGAAGAAAGAGAAAGAGAAAAAAGAACGGAGGGCGAGGAGAAAAAAGGCAGAAGTTACTTTAGTTTAAACTTAGATGATGACGATGATGAGGACTATAAGTCCAAGAGTGGACAGGAAATCCTCGGAGAGTTTACCTCAATCTTTAAAGGTTTCTAATGGCTGATAAACGCAAGAAAGCAGCAAAAGCAGCCAAGCTTGCCAAAGACAAAATGGCTTGCAACAAACCTAAGAAGACTCCCGGGCACCCAACAAAATCCCACGTTGTAAAAGCTTGTAAAGACGGCAAAGAAAAAATCGTCCGCTTTGGTCAGCAGGGTGTAAAAGGTGCTGGCAAGAATCCGAAGACAGCCAAAGAGAAAGCACGTAAGAAGTCATACTACGCTCGGCATAATGCACAGGATAGTAATCCTGACAAGTTTTCTGCCCGTTATTGGAGTCACAAAGTCAAATGGTAAGCGTTGAAATGGAGATGTCTATTGAAGATTGTCAGGCTTTATACCAGGCAGTCTGTGATGCTCTTCAGTGCTGGCCGGGTTATCCTGCCCGACCCAAAGAACAACAGGAAAAATTTAGGCAAATGAAGTTCTTCCTGTTTAGCATTATGTGCGAAGCTTCTTTGGATTCATGAAAAAAGCCGACGGTTACATCCAGGCACGTCCCAAAAAAACACGTCAGGGTCAAGGAAAGCATTCGAAGCCTACAGGTAACAAGAAAAAGTATCGCGGTCAAGGTAAATAATTTGTGTATGATTGGAGGTAATGCTTATTACCTCCATGGCGGATTATTCGCTAGCTGTAGAACTTATCCGTAAGTATGAAGGGTATAGCGAAAAAGCATACTCTGATCCAGCCACTGGAGAAGAGCCGTACACACTTGGCTTTGGTACGCAGTTTTATCCGGATGGTTCTCCGGTAAGACAAGGCCAGCGATGTACATATGAGAAGGCAATCGAATATTTATTCAACGAAATTACTGTTATTGAAGCGCAGTTACGCAAGCTAAATCTGGGTTTAGATCCCTACATGACCCAGGCTTTGATATCGTTTATACATTCAGTTGGCTGGGAATCTTTTCTGTACAGCGAAGTTATTGACAACATTGAGCGAGAAGATTTCCATGGGGCAACGCTGGTCATGTCTGACTGGGTCTTTGATGCAGAACACAAAGTTATTGGGGGTTTAATTGATCGACGGCGTGAAGAGTCAGAGCTTTTCCTCACCGAAATTGACCCTGAAGAAGATTATGGCACCGATATTTTACTTCGTGCTTTCCGCTATTACTCAGCTTCCAGACATCAAGTAGGAGCGATTAGACAGCTGGAAACCCAGATCAGTCCTTATGTCTTGGCTGAGTTTGCAAACTCATTCCGTGTCCAAGAAGACCCTTGGGCGGCGCTAACCGACTCGGAGTTAAATGCTATCTTTGACGTGTAGCCTTAGAATAACGGAAGCAAAAGAAATCGAAATGGAACGTTCTGTGGAGCCTAGAGAATTTCACTTACCACTTGAACTTCAATTTTCGATGCGAAAGGCAGAAATATGCGCCCAAGAAATGACATGGGAGCAGCTACATGCAGCCCTATTGAACTTGTACCATCAAAGATTGATGGAGTGGTACGCAATCAAGTCACTCATGGAAGATGAAAATATCCAGATCGACTTCGATGTACCGACCGAATTGGAGTTAGCAGAACTCGCTGTAAGTCAGATGTTTGATCCTGACGAAGACGAAGACGACGTAACTCCTTTTTGAACGGATAAACAGACATGCTGTCTACTGAGTACCGCAAGCGGCTTGAATTCATTTGTTCACGTATAGCCGAGAAACAAGAGGTTTTGTTAGAAGACATGATCTGGGCCGAAAAATTAGCCAAGGCAAATCGTTCAGCAGCTGAGATCTTACGTCGTGCCAGGCGTTTATCCCGAAATCCAGAGATGAAAGCAGATAGTTTGGACGGATTTATGAACGCCATGGATCTAGGTGATCCTGATCCAACAAATCACCGGACCACATTTAGAGATCCGGATGACATTGTCGAATGGTTTAGCCAAGAGAAAACAGATGACTGGCGTCAAAGAGACTGATGTGATCAGTCACCAAGCTCAATCAAACGCTCAAGATACCACTGCGCTTTCTGTAAGCTCTCGATACCCCCTTTCTGCCGTTCTCGCCAAACGTACTTTGCCGCGCATCCTTTTAGGTACCCTCTATATTCTTCACGTGTTAATTGTGCTTCGATCGCTTCAATGCATTCAATGGATCCGGAAGTGTAGTGAGCGGGGTGGTTAACCGGATCGGAAGTTAAATCGATATCTTCTTCCCAAATTTCTTTGTGTTTGGCAAGGTAAGTATCCCAAGGAGTTTCACGCTTCTCCTTGGCACTGCGCTTTTCTTCTTCGTTATCTTTTGCCCAGGGCACGGGACAAATACCCCCTGGGCAGTCAGAGATTTCTTCGGTTCCTACCGGCTCAAACCACGCCTTTTCTTCGACTGGGCCATCATTTCCTCCGACGGCGCTCCCAGATCCATCAGAATCATTTTCGACTTCGGTGAGGCTCCAGCTTCCGCTCCTTCCTCCATCGACGGAATGTATCCGGTCAATCCCGGACGCTCCATCGGTTCTGTCCCTAGATTCTTTCTTTCCATTCCCTCTTGACATAATGACAATCCTCTATTCTGGTTGTCATATAAGGGTACATCATTTTCTTCATTAGCGATTGGTTGACCGAAATCCATTTCGGAAACCATGCGACATTTAACTTCGTCTTCGACGAAAGAATCTAAGAAGCCGACTGCGTCGAGCATGACTATAACCCGCGTTGATTTACTGCTTTTACAATAATACTATGGCAAGTTTCTTTGA